TTACTTCCACTGAGACAGCGCGAAGACGCTCTAGTAGTCCCTGAAGGTCAGGGTTAGCCGTGGTGGTTAAGGGGTTGTCCATAATGCCTGTAAGGGATACACCTAAAAGACGTTCCTCATTGGTGTTTTCTTCCCACACCTTACGTAGATACGGGAACTTCGTGTAAGTAGACTGTAGTGTCCCAAGGATGGTTGCTATAGCTACTTTACGTTCTAGCTCTTGTTCAGTGTCAGTAGATCGAATGACTACTTCGGAGAGGTTACAGAACTGGTATGGGCGTAAGATTATTTCCGAACACGGGTTAGTCCCAAATTCATAACTAGCATCACGTCTACCATTCTTAGCAGCTTGGTTCTTAGCAGCTTGGCGGTTAAAGATACCTCGCTCACCAGTACCTGACTCAACCAGACTTAACCACTCACGCATGAACGAAGTGGAGTCTGGCTTAGAGGTGTAGGCGACTGAGTTGTTAGCTAGGTTACGCTGACCATTTGACTCCCAATACGCACCAGATTTAGCATGACGCATACGGTCATCACTGAGGTTCGATAGGCTAATCATTGCTGATCTACGAACACCACCGACCACTACTACTTCACCAATCTTGCACATAATGTCGTGACACTGGAGGCTGGTTAGCTTTTCACCTTGGGCCTCTTTGAACTTAGCAACTACAAAGTTAAACAAGTCTACTAAAGGCGCAGGGCCGCTAGCTCGACCACCAAAGGTCTTAAGCTTGGCACCAGCAGGTCGCACACGGCTCACGTCCCATGAAGGTACGACACCATTATACAAAGAGGTAATTAATGTACGTAACGACCACGCCCAACCTTCTTTTGAGTCTGCAACAATGATTGCTTCATCTAGGTTGGTGAGGTTCATCGGTACTACGGGTAACTCGTTGACGTACTGACGCTCTACTGAGAAGCCTACACCTGTACCACACAGTAAGATAAACATAGCCTCATCAAAGCTACGTATGTCATCCACTGGTAAGTATGAGCAGTTGTATCCAGCCGTGTTATCACGATTAAAAGCTTTACCCGAACTCATCATGGCTCTCATGGAGGGCATAACGTCTAGGTTGGTAATTGCTTCACGGATAGCCATGACTGTTTCGTCATCTTTGATCTTGGGAAACACTAGATTAGTTACATAGCGGTCTACTGTTTCACCCCAGTTTTCCCTACGACTTTCTTTGTTAAGCCATTTTGCGTAACGGCTGGTGTGGATAAATGCTTGGTAGTCGGTGGGGAAATATTTATTCATACTTGACGGTATTCCTTTTCTAAATCTTCAATTAATTTGTTGACGTAATAGCGGCACTTGAGCAGGTCTTGCATCGGTGTGGCTTTGTGGTTGTGTCGGGTTAGGTACTTAATAATATTGCCCTCACAAAAGCTCATACCGTGGGCGCGTATATAGTCGATGGGTTCTATAGCAGCTTGGGTATAGTGGGGAGGCTGGTTAATCAGATCAGGCTTAGGCATTAGATACTTCCTCTTCATTAATAGGCGGTAGCCATAGGATTGGCTTATCACCGTCCCACAAGTCTTCCGTTAAGATACGGGCCATACGTGCATTAAGCAGGGCTTCTTCTGCGTCACCTTTGTAAGCTTTTAAGACACCTTCCCAAAGACTCTCAGGGGTGCCTCTGTGCTTATCAATGATCTTACGAGCCGTGACTTCACCAACTCCCTTAACACCGTAGTAACCATCGGTAGGGTCGCCTTTGAGTGCTTGGGTAATGAAGTGTTCGTAAGCTTCTTCGGGAGTGATATGAACTACCTCACTGTCTTTCCATATACGAGCATCAGGTATGGTTAACATATCCTTATCGTCCGACACGATTAAGTACCTATCAGGGTCTTGGGTAGCAAGGATTCCCATTACATCGTCTGCTTCTATGTTGTCTAGGATGACGTGGTTGTAGTCTTCCTTAACAAAATCAAGCAAGGGTGCTAGGCACAATGGCCTACGGGTTGCCTTACGGTTGGCCTTGTATAGAGGGTTAATATCTTTGCGGTAGTTGGTGCGACTACTAATAGCCACAACCACTTCTGTTAAGCCTGTCTCAGCTTTAATGGATTCAACTTTATGTACGAAAGCTTTGTTACATTCGTCTTCATAACAGTGGAGAGTCCACAGACCGTCACCCCAATTCACTGGTGTTTCGAGTGCTGCGGCTATACGGTACGCAATTAAATCTCCGTCAAGTAGTAGTGTATTTCGGGTCATGTGTACTCTCCATTATTAATGAACTAACTTAAGTTTGAACTGCTTAGGCTTCTCTTCTTCCTCTTCCTCATCTTCCATAGCAGAGGCAAACGCAAGGTAGTACATTAAAATATCTTCATCATTGATTATGTCTACGACAGCAGCGTAGATTGCTGCTCCGATTCCGCTTTGTTCAGGTGTTGGTTCACCGTCACATTCACCGTTGAATTTGACCGATTCACAGTCAGCTTCAACGGTTAGGATTAATGTCATACGTCCTGTTTTCATCGTCTATTCCTTAGTGTTGTTTAATATGGTTGCTGCGTTATGTGCAGTGATTTTGAACCACTCGTTCTTCCGTAACGCAGAGGCTATCTCTAGCTCTTGGTGAACCTGAAGTTCTACCTTATGTCTGTTGGTTACTTCGATATGGTGGTGTAGGACGTATGACCTGAAGGGGTCGCTGGTTTGATAACTGTTAAGGCGGTCTTGGGCATCTACGGCTTTACCCACTTTGACCCACTCAGGCCATGCAGGGTTTTCGATGATGTAGACGCAACCTATGGTTGACTTTGGGTAGTTCTGAAGAGAACTAAAAGCCGCATCATTGAATGACTTGTACCTGCCTGACTTCCATAGAGGGTGGGACTGAGGAATGTAGGTACCGTCTACGAACATACGCTTATGATTCTTATTGTTATGTGGGTCTACCCTGCGTCTGAACCCATCTGCATTACCCCGTACCCACCACTCACCGTCCTCAAACGAGGTGTTAATGTTAGTGGGTGTCTGCCCATGAACTACCGATGTTGTATTCTGCATCTAGCCGTACTCCGAATTTGTAATAGTCACCTGTAAGACGCATAGCTTTTTGAGCAAGCTTTCCGAACACGTCACCTGTTCCTTCCTTAACTAAGATTTGAATTTCATCGTGTACCCAAGCGCATTGTTGGAACTCAACACCGTGGGTATAGCCTTTCTCCTTACATAGCTGGTGGAAGATAACGACCCATCGTTTAGCGAGGATTGCACCACAGGATTGAAGTAGGGTATTTAAACTGGCGTGTGCATGGCGTACTGGGATAACTCTCCCATCTAAGCCTTTAACGCTGCCTAACTCGGCTTGCTCCTTAACGTCATCTTGAAGTTCTTTAAGTGCAGGTAAGGCTTTCAGAAACTTAGTCTTTAAACGACTACCTTCTTTACGGCCTTTGCCAACTATGTTGCCTAGCTTCTCAACACCTGCCCCGTACAAAAATCCATACGCCCATGTTTTACTAATATTTCTGTCAGTTAAGCCCAAGGCTTCCATGTTGGTGGTGTGAATATCACCATCAAGTATGATTTTGGCGTACTCTCCCTTGTCCCACTTCGCCATATAGCTGGCTAAACACCTTAATTCTATGCCCGATTGGTCGCTGCCCATCAACTCCCACCCCTTCGGTGCGTAGAACAACTCACGGCACTCCTTGCCGTACTCTGCGCGTCCACTAGGCACCTGCTGAACATTAGGTCTGCTGGCTGTAGCACGTCCTGTGATTGCTCCTAGTGTGTTAGTGTTGTAATGGATACGCCCATTCTTACTGAGCTTTAACCAGCCGTTCTTACCTTCTGCTAACTGACCTACACGTTTGACGAGCATCAGGTATTCCAAAAGCAAGGCTGCTTCAGGGATAGTCTTTTCAATCTCTTTTAACGTAGTCTCATTAACAATGACTTGGCCTGACTCAGTGAAAGCTTTGGGCTTCCAACCGCGTCTTTGAAGTCTGTCGGCAATCTGCTGACGTGAGGTAGGGTTGAATGGAAGGGTCTTAGTTTTAGTTTTTAATACAATAATGTTTGGCTCAAACGTGTCGATCATAAGCTGCTTTAGCTCATCCCTACGTGCTGAGAGTTTGGCGTACAAGGTCACTGCTTTATCTTCGTGGAAGGGGAAACCAAAATGCTCTTGCTCTAAACAGATACGGTGGATTTCATGCTCTAAATCCATAGCGTCTTGGCTGTAGTTTTTAGAGATGATCTTGTCGTATAGTGCGTTATTCACAAGCACGTCTTGCACACAGTATTGAAGCATTTCTTTAGAGTAGGCTGACCAATCTGACGTGACACCGTAGTCACCTTTAAGACACCCAAGGCGGTAGCCGTGAGCCTCTAAAGAATGTCTACCTTTTAGCTTCGGGGGTAATGTTTTATTCTCTTCAGCATCAATCTCCCCCATGTTCCCCCATATAAGCCGACACTGTATTAACGTATCTGTTATTACAGCAGTAGTGTGCCAAGTAGGATAAAGCTTTTTAATAACCATCAGGTCGTACCCCATGATGTTATGCCCTATGAGTTCTTTAGCATTTGCTAGTAGCTGTAGACCCTCTTCGATATTCCCTGCCTCGGTGCTGAACTTCTGTAACTTCCGTGTTGTTAGGTTAGCTGCCGCAATGCAGTGAATCTTAGTGACCTTATCTAGTAGGCCATTAGTTTCTAAATCGAATATATAACGCATAATATCCTCTCGTTGGAGTGATTAGTTGAAGTCTGAAGCACCGTGTACGGGTTGAACGTCAGGGGCTAAACCCTTAACCATCCGTCCAGTGGCTTCATCGAATAATAGATAATCTGCTGGGCCTGTACGTCCTGTATACCGACATTTAAGTACGGTAAGCAAAGACGTGTTGCGTTGAGTATCGTTTTCCTCTTGCTGATTTCGGGAGATTGCATAGACGTTATTTGATAACTGCTTAATAGAGCCTGAACCACGAAGGTCATCTGAACTAGGAACGTAGCCCTCTTCAAAGCTGCGGCCTTGTGGGGCTTTCTTAAGGTGGCTTATCAAGCCTATGTACACACCAAGTTCTTGAGTGAGCATCTTCAGGTTGTGCATAATGCTGTCGATAGCCCTACGCTCATCGAGACTGTCTTGGCCTAAGTCACTGACTAAGATACTTAGATGGTCAATCCAAATAATCTTGCAGCCTAATCCTGTAGCAAAGTACCTGACTTTGTTGTACAGATCAGTCTCATCAAGAGAGCCGAAAGCATCATAGACATTCAAGCGGTTGTTACCCTTGTCATCTACAGCACCAAAGGTTTCATCGAAGCCTTTCCAGTAATCTTCTTGAGGTACGAACTCACGTACATCAGGGAGGTTCAAACGCTTGCCTATGTGAATACCGATAAGACCTTCTGCGGTATCTTCTAAGGGTTCCTCAAGATGAATCAAAGCTTGATTCAGTTCTGTAGTCTGCATGAAGTGCCATTGCATTTGCTTGATAAGCGTAGTCTTTCCCATACCTGAACCCGAAGTAAAAACGTCCAGTTCTCCTATGCGGATACCGTAAGTTTTTTGGTTCATTCCCTGCATGAAGTCAGGCCATGCAAAGGATGGTATGTCAGGACGGTCTTCAAGACGCTTGCGTAGCTCAGAGCCACTAACAATCCCTGCTGGACTGTAAGGTTCTGCTCTCCACATAGCGTTGACTAGATCAGCACCTAAGCCTTTCATTACCATATCGCTGGCATCTTTATGAGGCAGTGTGGCAATGTGGGCTTTCCTTGGGGGAAACAATGCTGCAACCTTTAAGGCTGCTTCTTTACCAGCCTCATCGTTATCAAACATGATGTTCACACGCTCAAAGCTAAGTAGCCACTCAATGTTTTGAGTAACCGCACGTACACTACCTGCTGCTCCTGTCGGAACAGAAACGCAAGGCCACTTATTACCCTGCGCCTGACTCGCGGAAAGGGCATCTAACTCTCCCTCTACGATTGTCACCATTTTACCGCCACTAGACCAAAGCCATTGCCCATATAAAGGTATGTTTTTAGTGTCACCTAAGAACTTAAAAGACTTATCAGGTAGCCGAATCTTCTGAGCGATTGTGGCACCTGTCTTATCTTTGTAGTTAGCAACTTGAACAGTGCTACCTTTATACTCACTAACAGTGTAGTCCCAAAGCTGGCACGTACTCGCATCAATCTTGCGTTTCTTGAGGTACGTATGTTCACCTTTCGGTATCAAACCTGCTTGCATCGGTGCTACCTCTCTAGTGGTGGATTCAACGTCTTCTGGTATATTTGCGGCACAACTGAAACAGTGGCCCCACCCGTTGCTGTAGACGTGATAAGCGTCTGAGCTAGTGCATTTCGGGCAGGGGAGTTTTCCTTGGACTAGGTACGAATCTCCTTGATCTGTGTTAACCATTCCTTCACCTCAAATACTGGGCAGCTTTTGTTAGGGTCTAGGTCGTTGTGACCAACCACGGCTGCGTTAGGGTAGATTTTGGATAACACATCGACTAGAGAGTCGAGAGTGTCCCATTGGGGTTGCGTAAAGTTTGCATCGGCATCACCGTCAGCATCCATGCCGCCTACTAAACAGACTCCAATACTATTGTGATTAAAAGAAGCTACGTGCGCCCCTTGGCTGTGTAATTCACGGCCTGTTTCAATGGTGCCGTCACGTCTAATTATCATGTGATAACCACAGCCAAGCCAGCCCCTTCTCTTATGCCACTGGTCAATCTCCTTGAATCCAATGTCCATTGTTTCTTTAGTGGCAGCACAGTGGACTACTATATAGTCAGTCCTGTCTCTCATTTTCATCGGGTACTTCCTCAAGCCAATCTTCGGGTACAGTTCCCTCGCAGTATTTGAAGTTGTACTTCTCTGCCCACTGCTGGTTGGTGTATCGTTTAGATTGAACTTTGGTGTTTAGGTTTTGGAATAAGAAGCGGAACTCCTTGTGAGGATACTGCGCCTGTAGCAGACGCATCTTGCGGCAGTCTTCATCTCTGAACCAACCCTTAGCCTCAATGTAAATGCCATTGGGCAACTGAAAGTCGGGGAGGTATTTCCTTTCAACGACATAAGGGATACGTTCATGTTCATATTGAAATTCAATACCTCGCTGGGTCAGATCAAAAGCTACGTTCTTTTCTAAGCCGCTTCGGTATTTAAAAGTCTTCGTCTTCGTCTTCGCTGAAGTCACTTTTACTGCTGGTGGTTTCTTCTTTTTCGGCAAAGGGGCTTTCGTCCTTTTCAAACTCATATCCTTCTTCCGTGTCAAACGGGTTACTGTCATTACTGTATTCGTGTAGCTCAACAATCTGTACGGATTTAAGACGTAAAGACACTGAGGCTTCTTTGGTAGAGGCAAGCATATAAGGGACGGTTTCAAACGCGACCTTGCAGATTGAGCCATTGCCTATGCTAATTTCCTCAGTGATTGGCTTACCCTTGGCATCGTAAACGGCTGGCTTCTGCGTGAAACTATCACCGTTTTTCATCTCAACCCTTGCCTTGGTTTTGAACTTGAACTCCACCAAACCTGTCTCATTACCTTCATCATCTAAGACTGACTCATACGGCAAGCGTTTCATCATCTTGGATTTAAGCTTGGGGTTTTTCTTTAACTCAGAAGCGTAAACAGCATCGACCTGCTGGCGAAGCCGTACAGTTAAATCTTCTGCTTCGTCCTCTTTTAGTTTAAGATTGATTGAGTAAATTCCTAGCGGATTGAACTTAGTGTCTGGTGTGAAAAGCTTGACCCATTCTGCTGGGCCTTTTGGTGTAACTAATATTGCTGATGAAGCCATGATTATTTCCTATCGTTGGTGAAGTTGTACTAACGCGCCCACGTCAATGCCTTGCGATAGCAAAGACGTATAGAGGTGCATCGGGATTGGCAGATCAAACTCGACAAACATTATCGCCATTTCGATC